GAAATTTCTTTGATGGCAAAGTCTTTGACCTTACCATGAAGGATTTCTGTTGGGTCAGGCATCTGCTTGGCTACCTTGCGATGGGCCATAAACTTGACTGCCAGGCCTTCGCCAACAGCACCTGCCACCAAATCGGTTAGGGTATTTTCGTTAATGTCGTCGTCGTCCTGGAGTAGTTCGCTAACAAAGGACCAGGAACGAGGCGTAGCAAAACTACGGCTTAGGCTCTTTGGGTCAAAGTCGTAAAGATCCTGTTTTGCAAACCCAAGATAGCCAACAACCTGTTCGTGGATATGGTTCTTCACAGCCCACTGGTGGAAGTCATCAAAATCAACACGAAGTTCCAAGTGGATGAAACGATTTGCCAGCGGAGCAGGCATACGATAAGTAACGCCTTTATCGCTATCACGATTGCCAGCAGCAACAATGCTAACGCCTTTGGGCAATACATAAGTACCTACTCGACGATTAAGAATCAGTTGATAAGCCGCAGCCTGTGTAGCCGGTGCTGCACTATTCAGTTCGTCAAGAAACAAAATTGCGGTACTGTCTGGATCACTTGGCAATTCTGCCGGAGCGGCCCAGGTCATTGTGCCTTGGTCACTATTGTAATAAGGAATACCTTTAATGTCTGTAGGCTCCCAAAGCGAAAGACGAACGTCAATAACTTCTCGAACTTGTTCGTCTCCAATTTGTTTAACAATATCGCTCTTGCCAATTCCTGGAGGGCCCCACATGAAAATAGGGCGTTGTTTTTTCATAGCCTTACGAATAGCGGCTTTGGCCTCGTTTGGGCTAACGGTACGATTTGGTGAAAGTTTGTCGCTCATTGAAATCTCTCTGAAGTGTTGAAGTGAACTTGTTTAACGTGTTACTATTATACGGTAACCGTGTTCCTGTGTCAACTGGCGTGATTTTCGAGATATCGTCTGTGGCTATTACGCCACTTATGTAGATTTCCGGAAAACATGACTAGTTGAATAGTTGACCTTTCTCCAAAGAGAAAAATAGATTTTTTGGCGATGTAAAATGGACAGTCTATGTTATTGTCAATCCACACGATTAAATCGTTGTTAAATTCAAACGGTTCGTCAAATTTGACTTCGTACGATACTATGTTGGATTCTTTGAGAACTTTAAAGCCTAAATCAGTAAGTTTTAGGCCGCCTTTTGTCTTTTTTCTAGGGTTTTTCCACCAAATTGGTATGGTTTTTCTTATAGATTTTTCTGTTATCTCTATTCCTAATGATTGCATTAGGTACTTGGTAAGTTCAACTTTTTGATTCATCGGTGATTTTTTCACCTGTAATTAATTTATAAACACTAAAATCACTGCTATTAAACATTTTGTTTAATTTTTCTGCCAGGTTAAAAGCATGTCCAGAATTGGAGAAAGAAACCTTTTTATATTTAGGACCTAATTGTTGCACTACTACACTTGTGGTTTTTAAGTTAATAGGTTTATCTTGGTAGAATACAGCCCAAATAGCATCTGCTTCGAGAACTTGATCAGTCTTGTAGGTCTTCTTATTTGTTTGCTCTAAAAGAACATTTGGTTTGGGCCGAGACATACATACATTCTCCTGGGTGTTACTTATATTTATTACTTTTACTGGAATTTACCACCATCGACTTTAACTTCTATGACGGAGTTGTGACTAGACAATTGATCCAATTGCCCAGAAAGTCTTGTCATAACCACTGCTAGACTGGCATGCAGGTCGGTGACTTCTTTAATGGTAAGTGTTAGAGACCTTTGATTGGTTCTTATAGCAATTCTTGCCTTTTCTAAAAAATCTTCAACAGGAAAAGTGTTTAATTGTTTCATGATTTGTTGCAATTATTCAATGCAATTTTCATTTCTTGTTCTGTTTTAAACGGCCCTTGATATGCATATCTTTGCAATGTAATTAATTTAGGACAGAATGCTTTAGTCCAGCCTTTTTTAAATTCAATTAGATAATATCCTGCACAATAACGGCTTTTACTTTTGAGATTTTTGACATAGAGTGGTAATTTATCTCTTACATTATATATTGGATCATATGGACGAGACCTGCAGGGATAATCGTAGATAAAATAGATTGCTGGTTTAACTTCAATTTTAGATTCAATTGTTTTTTCAGGAATAACAATATTAAAATCTTTTAGATTTTTAAAGTCAAACCTTGATCCTTTGCGTAAAAAAGAATATCCCTTTTTAACTTTGGCAATTGTTCCGATCTTTTTACCAGACTCTTCGATAATCCATTCTTTGTTGGGAATTAATATTTTTGATGTGATATTCATAGGGCGTACCTTGCATTGAGCGGTTCTGCATAACTTTGTATTTGTTCGCTGATTTTTACCAGATCAAATTCAGAACAAAATTTTAACAATCTGACACCAACCTGTGGAACATTTTTAGCCTTGTTCTTTTCTGCGGCAATTGTTTCAACAATTAGTTTTCGTATTTCCTCGGGTTGAGCAGTTAGATCACATAGCAATCGATTTCTGTTGTAATCATCTATTACACGATGTTCGACACCTTCGTGGTCCACCCATCGCTGTAACATCATATTATTCCAATTGTAACCACGATTTTTTCTGTCATTAAATGCTTCGCGGAGACCGACTTTGTTCTTGGTTCCTTTTTCTCTAACTCCGGGATATGCACTAAAGATATTATCGCTAGTATCGCCACGCATACATTTTTCAAATAATAGCCATTCGGGCTCGGGCGCAGATTTTATGACCTTTGTTTTTTTATCTACAATGGGTTTACCTTTGTCGTCGAAATATCCTTCGTGAGTTACAGTGATTCCCATTACACCGTTGTATTGTTTAACTGTAGGGGAAATCAGTTGTGCGAAATCACCATCAGTTGAAATGATTACATGATGATCATCGGGATGTGTTTGGATAAATCCTGCAATTAGATCATCTGCTTCCAGTTGTGGATTTTGTAGAACTGTGGTATTTGTTTTGGTATGTACAAAATCTTTAAATTGATCAAATGTTTCCCAAAAGATTTTTTCTTCTTCTTGTTCGCGAGGACTTAGTGCGGCACGAATTTCGCTTCGTTGTCTTTTGTAAGGTGCGTAATGATCCTTTCGCCAACTTCGACCTTCTAGAGCGAATACAACATGATGACCATTAAAGTCTTTCCAAGCCTTACGGATAGAATTCAGCATGATGTGAATACTCATGCCGACCTTATCATTAAGATCACCTCGAGTAATATGCCGTGCTCTAAAAAACACATTGGCAGTATCGATTAAAATATATGTCATGATACTTCGGTTCTTCCGTCGCCTATATTATTAACATTGATATATCCAGCACCGCGCCGTCCCATATCAATGCCTGATTCTGCACCGACATTTCGGCAAAGTTCCGAGAACCATTGATCTACAATGGCTTCATCTGATTCGCCTTGATAACCAGCACTGCGTAATTGTAGCACAAAGTATTCGTTCCAATCAAGTTCAAAAAACCCATTACGGATATTATCTTGGTTGACATGAGTATCGAGCACAGCCACCCAGGGTTCTTTCTTTTCGGTTGCTATTTCTTTTGGACTGATTTTAGCGACTCTTTCCAACTCTTGAGCAGTTTCGATATTTTTAAGAGCCTGTCTTGCGGCCGCCTCGGCCTCTAATTTTAGTTTAACTGCCTCGACCGCCTCGGCTTCGATCTTGTCAATTCCGAATATTTTTTTAAGTAGATTTTTCATTATGTACCCCACTCGTTCTTAAAAAGCGGTACCTGAAGCCGATCACTATATCGCCATCCACGTGCCATTGCTAGTTCGGCTACCCGACGATTGTTTAGTGCATAAACGCTTTCGACCCCGCCTACCGGCATTAGATAGATAGGTCCGTTAAATCCAGCCGCACGATATTCACTGACTGCCTGTTCGGCTTCGGCAGCATCCTCTTCTGTTGCTACCACAAACTTCAAATAGGTATACCCCATTTGCTGATAGTCAACAACCACCTCGGGGCAAATAGCATCCTTCCATGCTTCTCCACTTACTGACAATTTAGGACTAACACTAAATGTCAACTGGTCATAGTTTCTTCCAAACCTGGTCCAGTCTTTAAACAAGTAGTCATGGAACTCTTCTGTTAACATTTGAGTACCATTAGTTTCAAATGTAATTTCTTTGAGACCTGCCATCTTAGAATTTTCAAGCAAATCAGGATAACTGCGTTGCCAACCTAGTAGTGGTTCCCCACCAGTAATAACCAAATGTTCATCACGCCACTCTTGATGTGGCAGTAAATCCACGATAGAATCGGCCAGTGTATCAGTAGTTAACAGTGGGCTAAGATGCTTGAATTCAGGATAAATTGCCGCATAAGTGTCGCATCCACTGTTAACTAGTGGCAGTTCACCATAACTGGTATAGGGATTAAGTTGGTTCAATCCTAGTACATGGGCTACCTCGGGATTCATGATTTCATCAGCAGGAATAGTACTCCGGTCTCGGCCAAAGCCTCGGCAACGAAAATTACATCCAAAGGTACGAAGGAACACACTGGGCACTCCCATATATCGACCTTCCCCCTGAATGGAGTAGAATAGTTCACTTACTTTAATTTTGCTCATAGATATTTGACCATTGTTTAAGTTTTTCAAATTTAGCCAGTTTGGCCTTTTCGATATTGTGTTGACTAATTACACCATTCATTTCTAACAAAGTAATCATTGCTACCAGGTCGCCTAGTTCTTCTTCAAGATGTTCTCTGTTGCTTTTTGGTTTTCCTGGTTTGATATTGTCTAGACCGAATCTAAAACACTTGCTGATTGCCTGAGTAACCTCGGCACACTCTTCTTGCGTAATTAGCAAGATTTCGTCAATTTTGTTCATAAAAGATACCATGTGTTGTCTGTGAGTAAATAGTATACGTTATTATTTAGGCTGTGTCAACAGACAGTTGGATTAAATGGTAGCCTCTACCCAAGCCAAATTACTAAATTTCAGTGAACACTTGCTCTTTCTGTCAAATATTTTTCGTTGTGTATCCACCGATTATTGACTAAAAATCCCCATTCTCTCCGTTGTGGGCCTGGCATGAACATGGTCCAGGGAGTTATTCCTTCGACCAATTCAATACGGTGATAACTATTAGCACCACTGATCCTAAAATGACCAGGACCGCGCCAATGACAAATCTCGTCAATTTTTTTGCCATCCTTGTCAAAAACTGGAACCCATTCATTATACCCGCCTTTGAGGATCAGCGTGGCGTAAGGCCATGGATGATCATGCACATCATCGGGATCTGATTTAAGAAATTTATGAATGAATATATTAAATGGAAACCATGATCTGTCTTTGAGGAAAACATAATATCTTTCAAGGTAAGGTTCATAATTTACTCGATCCATAATAATTCTTTTACGACCTGCGCGATTCAGCAGGTAAAGAATGGTGTTAGTTATTTGCATATTTAATATTTGGCCTGACGTGAGTGTTGTCTATAATCCACACTGTCTCTACGCCACTCTTCCCCACGGCCCTGTAGAATATCCACAATACGATCAATACAGCCGTTAGTCCAATCACTGATCTTACCCGAGTTTGGATGTTCCGATTTCAGTAAATTTTCCAATTTATGAATAGCATCCTCGATACTCCAAGGAATATAAAGGCGTTCATGATCATTGGCAAAAGTTTCTGGAAAACTACGATATGCCGGAAACAGCACATTACACCCAAGTGAATCAGCCTCACTAACGGTATTGCTAGTCCAATCTTGTAGAGCACAGTTAAACAGCACACGAGTGTCATTTAGAATACCGTAATATTCATCCTTTTCTAAATCCTCGTAGATTGTCAACTGACCTTGAGATTCTAACTTACGAGCACGTTGTACATAACGGTCACTGTTGGAACGCAGTCGACTTCCGGAAAGAATACAAAATTCCACTGGTTGACGATTTTGAACCCGAGCAATGTCGTTTGGATAGCGACGGAACCATTCTTCGATCAAATCCATATAAAAGTCTGGTTGTTTCTCCTGATCCCATCGAGCAGAAAATGCTACACGATGACTGCGATTCTCAAACGGTGTCACATCATCTACGCGACTCATTACTTCCTGTTTCCCAAAGGCCAGCCCGGAGATATTGTAGATTGGAGCAGTCCACCCGGCAATCTTCATGTGCATGACCATTTCTTCATTACTGGCCAGCACTCCGTCTACAAACGAGTCAACCATCTTTTCATATTGCCCCATCCATTGACTCATTCCCCAAACATGAACAAAATCATCTGGATCGATGCTTTGTGCAAGACAGCGAACAAAGATACGAGGACGATGTTGTGCGTCAATTTGATTGAGAATGTAAGGAAGA